ATGTTAGATGATGTTGATAGATCATTTTCAATTGATATAGATGGAATTAATGAAAGTGGAATAGCAGCTGCTGCTGTTTTAAAGAGTGACCAGGTCAGATTAATTGCAAGAAATGATATAAAAATTACCGTAGGTGACACAGGTGCCGGAATTGTTATAAAAAGTAGTGGTGAAATTGTTATTATTCCAGCTGCAACAAGCGTTATAAAGTTAGGCGGTGAAGATGCTAATAAGGCAATTTTATGCCAAGAAGCAGTCCAACTTACACCAGGTAATGTTGAAGCACCATCAATAATTTCAACTGCCGGTGGCATTATAGGCGCACCATCTATATTGGGAACAGGAATATTTGCCTCTAAAGTGCTGGTGAAGTAATGGGCGCTCTAAAAGATGTTGGTTTTCTAGACAACAGTGGTTTGCTTAGTGATAGTCAACGTCTCCAGCTTATTATAGAGATAGAAGATGCAATCAGATCAGCACCTAAAGTCAATCTTGTTGGTGCAGAACTTTCACTAATTACTTCACCTATTCCGCTAGCAGCTGATTCATTTTCAGCGAATAATAGTTTAGATGAACACAAAAAACGTCTACCGCAATGGCATCAGATATATGTGGATACATTTCTTAATTCTGTCATTAATATGTTTGATGCTGTCCCAACAACTGGTGTTGCTGCTAAAGTAATTCCTATTATAGATCCAACACAACCTATTATTGATATTCTTAATATCTTAAAAAGTCTTGTACCTGATCTAATCGATTTTGATATCATTGAGTTTTTAACATCAATTTTATCATCACTTTTTCTTAAAATACCTGCTTTCCTTGCTCAATTAGCACTTTTAGCACAAGACTTTGTCGAAGGTGTACACGATGCAATGCGTGATGCACTTGAAAAATTTATTGATTTCATAAAGAAGAATGTTATTGAAAAATTTAATAAATCAGATAGTCAAATTGCGCGTATCAAAGATGAATTTGATAAAAGATTAATAGAGGTTGAAAGATTTAGAAACAGCATAATATCTGCTATTAGAAGGATTATTGAATCTATAATTGCATTTCCATCAATTCCTTCTCTTAATATACAGATACCTAATTTTTCATTTGATATCACACTTCCAGATATCTCGCTCCCCGCGCTTCCATCATTACCTATATTTCACATTTCACCACCTTACCCACCCGGTATCGCATACTTCTTTCTAGAGTTTATTAAGAGGTTAATTCAAGGAATTACCTTACTGGTTAGTAAAGTAAGCGAGCTTATAGCAGCAATTCTGCAAGGTATAACATCATTTATTAGGTACATTGTACAATCGATTTTTGACTTAATCAAAACGATCATATCGTCACTAGTACCTGATATTAGTAAATCTGTTACACTTGCTGCAACAATGCTTATTTTTATTAAAAAAATATCACAAATGGCTATTGTTTCAATTCTAGGCTGGCTTGTCGGCCCAGGAATTATTATAAATTTAGCAGCAAGAGAAGTTGGTCTAGTAACATGAGCAACTTAAGATGCTCAATAGTTATAAATGATGGCTGAACGTAGTTTTAAAAATATAGGCACAACAACAGCGCAACTTCGAACACTTGCGCCCGCTGCCCCTGTCTTTCCAATTGGTATTAAGACACCCATGTCGCTTGGTGGGAATGGAAATCCTTACCAAATGAATACAACTATTCAAGATCAAATTCAAGATAATTTACGAAACATGATATTGACAAATTATGGTGAGAGATTAGGCTTGTATGATTTTGGAGGAAATCTTCGTTCAATTCTTGCTGAATATACATCTGATGTTGATGTTGAGGTAATTGCAATGCAATCAATTATGAAAACAGTTGAAAAATATATGCCATTTGTCACTCTTGATACTTTTGATATGCAGAACTTGCCATCTACACGCAATGGAATGGCTAAATACCAGCTATTGATTAATTACAGTGTACCGAAGATCGGAGCAACAAATCAACGTGTCAAGATTATTCTTGAGGTAATGGGATAATGTCTGCAATACAGCAAAAGTTAAAACAAATTAGGCAGAGATCATATCTTGGAAAAGATTTTGATGCCCTGCGTGACAATCTTTCAACATATGCAAAAAGCTATTATTCAGACCAAATAAAAGATGTGTCTGAGGGATCTGTCGCAGGCATGTTTATAGACATGGCGGCATACACTGGCGATGTTCTCTCTTATTATCTAGACTATCAATTCAACGAAATTAATCTTGCAACAGCAACTGATGTTAATAATATTGAGCGTTTAATCCAAAGAGCAGGTGTAAAAATTGCAGGTGCATCACCTGCAATTCTCAATGTTAATTTTTATGCTGTCATACCTGCTGCACTTTCTAACGGTACATATTCACCTAATCAACAGTATCTACCGATAATCCAGGCTGGAACGCAGGTCACTTCAAATTCAGGTATTGTATTTGAATTAACAGAAGATCTTAATTTTGGTGAACTAGATAAAAATGGCAACTTGATCGCACAATATAAGATCTTTACACAAGATGCACTAGGTAATCCAACGAGGTTTGTTGTTCGAGCAGTAGGCTTCTGTTCATCTGGCAGAACAGAAATAGAAACTTTTTCAATTGGAAATGATTTTATCCCTTTTAGAACAATTACGCTGTCTAACCAGAATATCACAGAGATAATAAGTGTGTCTGATCTTGACAATAATCAGTATTATGAGGTTGACTCACTAACACACGATGTTGTCTATAAAGCAGTTCAAAATACAACAAGTGACAGCGATACTGTTGAAGATTCTCTAATAATAATGCCTGCGCCCAGGCGATTCACAGCAGCAGCTAGTAGAGTAACAGGTAAAACAACACTTACATTTGGGTCGGGTAATGCTAGTTCGTTAGACGATGATATTATTCCAGATCCATCAGAGCTTGCGTTGCCTCTTTATGGCGCAAAGAGAACATTTAGTAAAGCTGTTATTGATCCTAATACACTTTTACAAACAAGAAGTCTTGGAACGTCGCCAACAAACACAACAATAACAGTTTCATACCGCTATGGCGGTGGTCTTAATAACAATGTTGGTGCAGGAACAATCAACACAATCTCACGTCTTGTTCACAGATTTCCTCCTTCGACACCTTCAAATATTGCAGCAGTAATACGAGCTACATTTGAAGTTGATAATACAGAGGCTGCTGTTGGTGGTGAAGATTCTTTAACACTTGAAGATTTAAGAGCAATTGCACTTGATTACTCAAATGCTCAGAATCGAATTGTTACAAAGCAGGACGCGATGGCGCGTGTCTACACAATGCCGTCTAACTTTGGCAGAGTCTATCGTGTTGGTTTTAGACCCAACCCGGTTAATCCATTGTCAACACTGATGTATATTGTGAGCAGAAATAGTAGCGGACAGCTTGTTTTGTCAACAGACACACTTAAGATTAATTTAAGTAAATATCTTAATGAGTTTCGTCTGATTTCTGATGGAATAGACATAGTTGATTCTCCAATTGTCAATTTAAAAGTTAGCTACACTGTTGTCCTAAATTCAACAGCAGTTAAAAATACAACACTACAGGCAATAAACCGGTCATTGAAAGACTACTTTAATGTTAAGAATTTCCAAATTGATCAGCCAATACTCACTTCAGATATTATGAACATCATTCTTAATACTAACGGTGTCTTGTCTATCTCGAATCACACATTTGAAGGATTAAATGGCGTAATAAATGGAACTGCTTATAGCGATGTGATCTTTAACGTTGGACAAAATACAATCAATGGTTTAATTGTTCCCCCACCAGGCGGTATCTTTGAAGTGAGATATCCAGACTTTGATATTGTCGGTAACATTGCTTAGGAGATGAAATGTACTTAGCTCTATCAGCTAGCAAAGATGCGTACATCACAAATAAGATTATAGGATCATCTTTCCGTGCAACTGATGCCAACTTAGGTCAAGCGGGAACTCTTGATCTATTCAAATTGTACGACGAGAACACAGTTGTTGGTGAGACAGAACCCATAGAGCTCTCTCGTGCACTAATAAAGTTTGACTATTCACCGCTTCGCGCGTTGATGTCTAGTAAGCTTGATATCAACGATCCTTCATTCAAGTGCAACCTGGTACTTAGTGATGTCTATGGTGGACAAACAACCCCCACCAATTTCAAACTTATTGTATTTCCTCTATCAAGAAGCTTCGATGAAGGCGTCGGCCGTGACGTGGTCGGCTATCGTGACATTGATGTCTGTAATTTTTTAACAGCATCAGTTTCTACAGGTCAAGTCCAAAAGTGGTATGTAATAGGCGCCAACAAGGAAGGGCTATTAGGATCTTCTGACATTGACATCATTTCAAGCGGTAATTTAAATGATGGAAATGGCATAGTCAATCTCTGGCGAGATCAAACCTTTGTCACAGGTGAAGAAGACTTAATTGTTGACATTACTGATCTAGTATCAGGCACACTTGCTGGCATGATACCCGATGAAGGTTTTAGAATATCCTTTTCAGGTTCTCAAGAGACTGATCAATTTACAAGATTTGTTAAGAGATTTACTTCAAGAAACGCTACTAATGTAGGAAAACGTCCAAAGATTACTGTAATATTCGACGATCTTGTTAGAGATAATCACAATAACTTCTTCTTTAATGAGTCAGGTTCCCTATTGCTGTCTAATAACGTCAGAGGCACACCTAGAAATATACTGTCTGGATCAAATCTTACAGATGTCAAAGGGACAAACTGTATGATTCTAACTCTTAAGACAGGATCATTTGTAAAACAGTTTAATGTGTCACAATTGAACTACGGTCAAAACTACGTGACAGGCGTCTATAAGGCTGATCTTTTATTAAATAGTTATGAAAATGCATCCGTATATAACACACTCATTAATTCTAGTTCAATTGTTTTTACAGAAATATGGGGATCACTTGATGGAAAAGTTGGGTACCAGACAGGATCACTAACAGTAAAC